GCTTACTTCATCGGATGGTAAATTGTCCGGAGAACATGTGCTCGGTATGCATACTGCTGGCACTCCAACATACAGTATCTTCAACCCCTATACAAGTAAATATTGCGTAGGTTTTGCTCTCACAAAACAATATGTGGGTCAATCTGTTGAGTTATTAACACGAGGACCACACTCTCAATTTGATGAGAGATGCGATCTTGTGTTCCAAACAGAATCGACTATTCCTGGATTTTCTAACTTAAGTCCTGGTCCACGTATTGCAGCAAATTGCAAAACAAAATTGCGCCCTTCTCCCATTTATGGCGAGTTAGTGGAAGTAACGACTGCCCCATCACAGTTGCGTCCATTTAACAACCCAATAACTAATGAGAGAATTGATCCTGCTGCACTGGCTTTAAAGAAGTATTCGCATCCTGAAAAGTATGTGTCACAAGAAATCTTACGTGATATATACCCGTTTGTGAAAGAACTTATCCTCAAAAAGAGGTTGACGCCACCATGGAAACCTAGGTTGCTGACTTTTGATGAGGCGATCAACGGTATACCAGGTGAGGACTTTGTCAATCCTATTGATCGCAATACATCTCCAGGTTATCCATTTTGTCAACAACAAAAGGGATCTGGGAAGAAAAACTTTCTTGGAGAGGTAAATTGTCAAACCGAAGCTCCATTCTATCAAGATTTGGCAAAACGAGTAGATCGAGTACTCTTCGACGCAAAAGAAGGTATACGAAATACACATGTTAATATTGTTTGCTTGAAAGACGAGAGGCGACAGATTGAGAAGGTTCAAGCGGGGAAAACTCGCCAATTTATGGCGTGTCCGCTCGACTACTTGATCTTGTGTAAGATGTATTTCGGCGATTTTGTTCGCCACATTATGTCTAACAGAATCTCGAATGGTATGGCTCTTGGAATCAACCCCTATGATGAGTGGGAGTCTCTTCATGATCACTTACTTGATCTTAAAGACCCTTTGTTTACCGCAGGTGACTACAGTGCTTATGATGGAAGACAGCGTGCCACAGTCCAGCTTTGGTGTCTGCAGATCATTGAGGACTTCTATTACAATAGTACACCAGAGGATACTCGTGT